GATTCAACCTTAAATACATCGGGTTTTACCTCTCCCATACCTGTGGAATTTAAGAAATAAGCTGCCCCCGCCTTTGTTTTTAATTTACCTTTTTTGCCTTTTGAATCATTAAGCTCTTTGATGTTAAGGAGTATCGTTATTGCAAACATCTCAAAACGTAGTGCGTCTGAACTGTCGGAGTACTTACGGTCAAGCTCATCTATTATCGGGATTAAATCTTCAAGCTCCGAATATCCCATTACCATACCCAGCCCGGGATTATTAGGGATAATGTAAACAGGTATAAAGTCAATAAACTGTTTTCCATTGCCTAAAAAGACTGGCTTTTGTATCCATTTTTCTACTTGCAGATTTTCCTTGACGTTGTAAGTGGCTTCGGAAACCTGGCATTTACCGTCTATCATCTCATAGGTTTGTTTCCAGATTATATCCTCACTTTGGAAAGCTACGAAATGTACTTTTAGAAGTTTTTCGTAATCGTCAAAATCAGTTATAGGAAAACACTCTATTCGTGGTCGAGGTAGAAACCGCACCATTTTAGAGATGGGATCGTACTTCATTTTAAAAGCCATACCACCTGAAATATTACACTCCTTTGCCGCTTGCTGGAGTTTTAGGTCCATACCGTTTAGTTTATGGACTTCGTATAAGTCCTTTTCAGTAGTTTTAGCCTTCTTCTCGTTAGTTTTCTTGTCAGTCGACACCGCTATGTCAATAGGCTTTTCAAACTGCCAGTTACTAAGCTTGTCTACGATATACCGTGAGTAGTTTATCGGGACCTGGGAGGGTACGCGCTCATTTGATTTTTTGTATTCGGGGTAGTCTTTTTCAATGTACTTAAATGCCTCGTTTTCGTAATAATCAGCATATTTTATTAGCTTGTTCAACTGGTCAAGCTGTGCTTCGGTAAAAACTGAATATGATTTGTCCTTGGTTTCTTCTGGATAAATCAGCTTTATTAAGTTTCTTAAATCTAATTCCATAAAAATCCTTTATCTAAATGAAAAATCAGCTTCTCTTGATGAAGCCGGCAATACTCTTTCTTTACATAAATTAGCAAGTGCCAGACTTATAACACAGTCATCATAGTATCCTTCCGGTGCATTAAACCGTATCCTGCCACTTGGTAACATCTCATATTCAAAGGCTTCCAACTCATCAATCAATGTTTCTATTTGCGGAAATGTCATTTCTTCTTTTTCAAAAGCTACCTGCAGGGCTACTATGAGATTGTGCTTGCTTTCGTTGGTAAATTTATATCCGTATATTTCCTGATAATCTTCTTTTAGCTCCTCATATATCGGATCTCCTACTCCGGTACTGTCAATAAACGCTTGTGCTTTGTAGTCGTTTAGTATTTTAAGTATTCGGGGTTTCTGTACTTTCCAGTCAATCCTGTTAAACCTGTCAAAAAACACTACGTGCTTGTTGTTATCAATTACAGTAATTACCGTAAAGTCTTGGTACTTGGCAAGATCAATACCAGCATAGTAATTCTTTTCGGAGTTATACTTTTCAAACTTACCCTTTACCCTATCCCGTACTTTCCTGAATACCGCTGCGACATCATCTAAGAACTCGGCTTCATATTCCTGGCTGAACCAGTCTGCCGGATAATTTTCCTTAGCTTCTATCCATTCAGCCTCTGGGAAGTAGGGATTTGTATTTGACGGAAGCCTCCAGCTCTCATATCCTTCTTTTTCCTTCTTACCATTTAGGTATAATCTGTAAAACCAGTTCTTACCTTTTGAGGTAGATATGAAAATGCCCTTTCCTTGCTTATCTGAAAGAGCTGGCCGGAGTGCGTTCCAACTGTCCTCTTTGATACGAGCTGCTTCATCAAGTATTGCAAAATTAAGTCCTGCCCCCCTCATGGCAGCTTCGTTATCGGCACTCCTAAATTCAATCTCGCTGCCGTTTAAGAATACGAATTTTCTTTCAGCCTTGAACTCATCTTTTAACAGCTTTGCCGGAGTAATATCCTTTAATGTCCGCCAGTCCTCTTGTGAAAGTGGGTAAGTGGGTGCTACTATCCAGCCCCTCTGCTTTGGCTGTTTTAAGGATAGTTTAATCCCTTCCGCTACAGCACATTGAGTCTTACCCCACCGTCTACCGCAAGCAAGTATGCGCCAACGTGCATTTGAATCGTGAAATAATTTTTGCTTTTCGTGGGGCTTGTAGTTAAGCTCAATGACATTTTCCATTATTCCTTGAATTTGACAATTAATGGCTTATCACTATCTCCGGAAAGTTCTTGTTTGTCTTTCTGGCCGAGATACTGCTTGCCGAGCCAGATCGCCATAGTAGGATTACCCTTCTTTGCTAAATCCCATTGAATACGTCTTAACGCTTTTTTGCCCTCATCTTGACCTTTTTTATAGATAGTGCAAAATTCAGTATCTCTTTTAAGAGTAGATACATTTACATCAAGAATTGAAGCAATTTCCATTTGAGTACATTGTATATGCGCCAGTTTTTCTATAAGCTCATAATCTAATTTTGTTTTAGGTCTTCCCATTCGCCTATCGCCTCGATTGTTACCTTAAAGGATTGCCCCGATAGTCCTTGTAGTCTTAAAATTGCCTCAATATCACTTCGGGGAATATCTAATTTTATTCTCGCTCCATCTCCCTGTCCGTCAAGATTGATTGCTGACTGTATCGGTGGAAGTGAAGCGGTAAAAGTTATTTTTTCCATTTAGCTACCTTCCGAACACCTTAAAAGCTATTACCTCCCGCCCGACCAACTCGTTAAACCGAGTTCGATTCGTTATCTAAATTTATTTCATCTAAACTAAAGGCTTCATAAATAACATCTTTTTGGCATAGCTTAATATAATTAAGCAAGTGATTTCTAACTGCCCTTAGGGAATAATTAATATCTAATGGTTTATTGTTCTTATAGATATGAAATAGTTTCAATGAAGCTTCTTGAAATAAGTCGTCATACTCTATGCGATAATTAGTCGTCTTATCTAACTGTTGACATATTTCTGATATTTGTTTTTTCCGAGCATTAAAGAAATCATTAAAACTCTGCAATAATTCTCCTTTTTATCTCTCTATTAATAAGACTTACAGTTTTTTTACTGTTTTTTATGCATTCTTTTTAAAAAAGTTTTTTAACCAACTCAAATTCCTACTAACTGTAGATTGGTTAATGTGTAGTTTGTCTGCTATCTGCCACTGTAAATAACCTATTGCACCATAGTAAACACAAGCCCTTTTATTAAAACTCTTTACTCTCTTTAATTCTTCCATCGCACATACATACTCACAAATAATATCTTCAAAATTTGTAGAAAACCGGGAAAGTTTTGGTTTCCCTTCAGTATCAAATCCACCGATAGAAAGTAGATATAATTCATAATTTCTGATTGCTTTTATTATTTCGTATAGCTCTATTTGCGCCTCCTCCCAAATAAAAAAGGGACTACGACTAAAAGTCATAATCCCTAATTGTGCAAATTCAAGGATAGTATTAAGTTGTTAAATTTATTTTATTTCATCGATTCCCTTACAAGAGATTTAACTAATTCGGTAACGTTTATTAGCTTATCAAAATCTTCACAACCTACACAGCCCCTATAATTCTTACCGTGCTTAACACATTCAACCACTGTTCCATACCAATGTCTTTTTATCTCTAAAAAGGTACAATCCCTTCTAAACTTAACTCTTATGGGTAGAAATCTCATTTTCTTATTTCGCTTTCATCTCATCCCTATTAACCGAAAACTGCTTCTCAAACCTCACAAACTCCCCTTCCTTGATTTTAAAAGTAAGAGTAGCAAATTCATGCTCATTTATTTCCTTCTCCAGCTTATCTATGACTTTGTGCAATTGTTCAGTTATAGTCATAATCAAGCGCATATTATAACTTTAGCGAGTAAAATGCAAGTTCTCCTCTTTCCCAAGCAAATACAACCTGTTTTTCCTTTTTGGCCTTGTTTCTACTGGCTGAACGTAAAAGTCTATGTCGCCCTCTACCTTAAACCGTAGTTCTTCAAATAGGGCGTCTATCAAGGTTTTTACCTTTTTGTGCTCTTTATCGGTTGAGGTTAGTTCTATTGTGTATTTTTTTGTTTTCATTTTGATTTTTTAACTAACTTTTTATCTTCTATCCACTCATAATCATCGGTATTAAAACCTGTTAATTTTTCAAGTTTTTTTACTTTATCTTGTAGAATATTAAAATAATTTATTTCAGGGTGCCCAATATAATAAGGACTTGATAAATAAAACGAACGCTCAATTATCCCTTTTTCACCTAAAACTTTTTCAATAATATCCCTGATTTCTTCTTTTATTTTTTCTCTCATTCTTCACCTCCTCCAAATCCTTAATACCATCTATTTAATTGATAAAATCACGTCTTATTAAATTAGATTCATCTCCAATATAGTAATCTTTTGTAAGAGTACCATCCCAACACCATTCACGCACTTCTATAACAGCACACTCGGTACAATAAGAATATGCTCTACCGGAAGCCCCGCCATACGCATTCTCCCCACCTTTCGTTTTATGTTCTTCTCTTATATGTTTATTAACAACCATGCGTTCTTCTTGATTATCAGATTGCCAACTATAATTCAAAAATAATCTTGTTAAAAAATCAATCATTCTTCACCTCCTCCAAATCCTTAATAACCTTATCATAATCCTTATCCCAGACTTCATTTTTCTTTTTTAGCAAATACTCGTAGTCTTCGGGCCTGTGCTTTTTAAACCAATTCTTAAACCAGAAAGGATCGTTGTGTGCCGACAGGTTTCCGCCAGTGTGGTGCTGAAAACAAAGCCTGACACCGTTTCTTATATCCCAGCGGAGAACATAATTTTTCCTGCCTATGACGTGATGTGGATCTCGAGTTGGTTTCCCGCAGACCTCACAATTACCGCCGGACTTTATTATTTCTGCCCAGAGTTTATCGCACTTCTTTTTAAGCTGCTTTCTACTCCTTGTTTTCACTATCTCCATTATTTACCTTTCTTATTGGTTTTTATATATTCTCTATTTATTCTCTCTAATTTCCAGCTTTAAAATAACATCTCTCCCATCATATTTTTCAATCTCTCTTTGTTTTTCTGTATATCCCAGACCTTCAACAAAGACACCTCCAACCACAAAACCATCATGTATAGTTTCTAAAAAACTTCTAACAATTTCAATTTCCATTATTCCTCCTTATCTTCTACAAATATTAATGTGCCTTTTTTGCCCTCTAATGCTATTGGAAATATATTTAATACACTTTTTCCACCTATTTGTATATCATAATAAGTGTCCCTATTTATTCCACCCAACATACCTTCTGCCAATACTTCTACCATTTCAAGATTATCTAAAATCCCAATTATGTCATCATAACCCTCAGAACCAACGCACAGAGTTTCTATGGTATTTTTTAAAACTTCACTTATAAGATATTGCTTCATTTTATCTCCTTATCTTTATTTAATTTATCAAGGAAATTGGCTAAATGTTTTTTACCAATTTTGCTATCGACAAAATGAAAACATCTACAAATAGGACAAAAATATTGACTTATA